TGTATCAACCCGGATCATTTGCAAGCGATCACCCAAACAGAGAACGCTGCTGAGATGTTTGAACGGCAGGCCATGTTGAAGCAAATACGTGAGTTGAAGAAGCACATACGAGACTTGGAGGCAGACGCAGCATGACAGACCTGAAACCCAGCGGTGGCCCGGACCACACCTTCACCCGTGAAGAACTGTTACGTGTTCGTAACGCAATCGTAAAGAAAGTCACGAAGCCGAAGCAAGAAACATCCAAACGTAACCGGAAACGAAAGTGACAGGTTGCGTCGGCCAGTAAACTTAGTACGTACTAAGTACTCCCCAGTCCTGAAGGGACTGGGGATTACTAAGTACCGTGGGAGGTGAGATGAAATACCCAATCCATAAGGACGCCGATGGGCGGTGGGTCCATACGTGGGTACGACAGTCGTCCGTCAAAACTTCAGACATGTGTTTGGAACGGTGGAGGGCAGACATCTTCGGCCTTGTAAGCGAACGCATCAAGGATGCGTCCACACTGGGGACCGTATGCCACTCCGTAGCGGAGGACGCGCTGAACTCACGCAAGGACGGCATAGCGGAGATGTCCCTTGAGGACATGAACGATGCGTTCGGCTACTACTGGGAGGAAGCAGTCCCCACCGTAGAGGTGTGGAACAACTACACCCCGGACAGCGCATACAAGGCAGGGCTAGGGAAGATAGCCAACTGGCATGACGAGGTGTTCCCGCAGGTCCAGCCGGTACTGGTTGAGTACACGTTTGATGTGCCGCTCATCGACAACGATGAACGACTGGTTCGCATGACCGGCACCGTTGATCTCGTGGAAGAGAACCGGCTGTGGGATTGGAAGTTCCCAAGCCGTGACTACTCAAAGGAACGCTGGCAGTACGAGCGTTGGGATGTGCAATCCATCGCTTACTGCTATGCGTTGGGTATCCCGAACTTCTCTTACGCGGTCATGCACCCGGATGGTGTGGGCCGTATGGATCTTGAGCGTGGGCAGGAGCATTTCGACTGGCTACGTGAAAAGGTTTCGGCGCTCTGCCGACTGTTGGAAACCCAGACGGGTCCGTACCCGTTGGGCGACAACGGTTGGTGGTGTTCCGAAAAGTGGTGCGAAAGTTTCGCACGGTGCAAAGGCGCAACGATAGGAGGCGCATAGTTATGGCTTTCAAGCCGATGAGTCCGCTAGAGCGGGCCAGTATTGAAGCACAGGTTGTTCTCAAGGCAGCGGTTGAACTCGCTGTCGCTGAGATTGGCAACGAACCCGACGGTGTAGCCGTCACAATGGCGATTGAAAACGCACGGGAACTCGCAAGAGAACTACCCAACCTCAAGGACACTCTCGTGAATCTAGGAGAGGGCGCTGAGGTAGCGGTAGCACCCGGTCAAGACATAGCGGATGCTGTCGTAGCAGCATTCCCCGGAGCGACTGAGGTCGCATCGGACAGGCCCGAGTCCAAGTACATAGACGATGAGCAGTACGCTCTCGTCCATAAGATTTGGCTCGCAGAAAAGAATGCGGGTGTCGCTTACGCATCCAAGGACAGCATGTTCTTGGACAACCAAGCGATACGCAAACTCTTTCAGGATGGTACGCGCACGTTCCCAGCGGACTATTGGGCGCAGACCCTCCAAGGCAAGGAGATCCCAACCACCAAGACAGGCAAGTGTGGGCTGGGTGACTTCAAACTTAAGAAGGGCGTGAGCGTCGCAGGCGACGGTTCGCTGTTCTTGAGCGAAGGTGAGGGTAACCATCCCCTCGCCAACAAGAGCGGGTACTTCGCTGGTCTGGTGAAGAACAGCCCGTTCAACTGGGGCGAACGCCCCGACCCTGTAGATCCGCAGGGCTGGCTGGCAAAGGCCAATGCCTGAGGAACTATCGTTGGAGGAAGCCTTAGCGCTTGTAGCCGGGGCGGAATCGGATTCGCATTCCGCTCCGGCACCTCCCTCTCAGCCTCCAACTGAAATAGAGGGGATTTCTGCCGCTGACCTGCAACGGCTCTTCACTCCGAAGAAGGAACAGGTGCGTCGTATGCGCCACGACCTTCGTTCGGGGAACGAATGGTCGTTCGGGGTGCGGGTGTTTGATGACGCCACCTTGGGTGGCGCCCGTGGTGGGCAACTTGTCACCGTTATCGGTCGATCCCATACGGGTAAGACCCTGCTGGCGTTGAACATGGTGGCCCGCAACCGCAACCACCGCACGCTGTGGGTCAGCCCGGATGAAACCGAAACGATGTTCTGGGGTAGGTACACAGCCATACGCCTAGAGATCGACCAGAAGGAATGGATCAACCGTCTTATCCGTGAGGACAGGTCAGCGTGGGAAAGGGTGGAGCAGGTTATGCGTGACGAAACAAACCTTCACTTTGAATCCACGGGGATGACTGTCGATGACATCGACAAGGCCATGCGTATCGCATCGGTGGAACTATGGGATGGGCAACGCCCAGACGTAATCGTCTACGACTACTTGGAACTGATCCGGGGCGGCGGCGCTGGCGATGCGGCCAGCGTCCAAGCCAAGATCGAATCGTTCAAACAGTTGGTGTCCGACTGGCGTGTCGTAGGCGTAATACTCCATCAGTCTGGCCGGGGTTCAGGGAACCGTGGCCGTGCCGGTGGCATAGAAGCAGGGCGGTACGCATCCACCAGCGAAAGCCATTTCCTCATTGAGACATGGCGCAGGTGGGATGACACGAACCTTGAGGAAGATACCCGCAGGCACTATGAGGATGAAATCAGTGTCGGGTTGTGGAAGAATAAATCAGGTGATGGCGAGAAAGCGGAAGTCAACCTCACAATCCACACAAGCGGGAGGCTCCTAGAGCCGGGGATCGTATGGGAGCAGATGAGTTTAGATGAGTGACTTACCTGCACCCCAGTTTCGTACCCTATTCTCAGGCTTCCCTTATGCCTACGGCACAGACGCAGGCGGTTGCCGTTGGGCAGAAGTAGGCGATGACCTGCTAGAACGCCACCTCACAGGCGAAGAGATGATCGGGATTTACCCGATGGTCTACGACCCGAACCATGAGGGCGGAGGCCCAGACACATGGCGTGAGGACGTTGATAATAACCGTTATTACGTAGACATGAACCCTGATCTGTGGATGTGTAGGTGGGGGTCTATCGACATAGACGAAGGCGATGACTCTCTGGTCATCGCACGCAACGTGTCGATGGTGCTGCGAGCAATGGATATCAAATCGTGGGTGGAACTCTCACGCAGCAAGGGCTGTCACCTGTGGATATTCAACCGGGAATGGGTGCGCGCATCAGTGATGCGCCGTGCCATGAAAGCAGCGTTGGATCTGGCGGGAGCCAAGTACGACGCTGTGTACCCCAAGCAGGATTCCCTGAAGGGGCCACCCGGCAACTACATGCGCTTGCCGTATGGTGGGAACCGCCCACCCGGTACTGGTCTGCTGGATCGGCAAGTGATCCTAGACACAGACGATGAGGGCTTAGACCTATTCGACTTCATCATCTTGGCTGAACAGGACAGGACGCCTACAGCGGTGTTGGAACGTGCGGCTTCCCTGTATGAACCACCCAAGCCTGTGGTGCCTGACCTGCCACCTAAGAGGGACTACAGCAAGGAACCTCTTATGCAGGTGGATGGTTCCCGTCTGCGTGGTTTGGCATCGGAGATGTTCAACAACGGTCCAGTTCCGTACTACCGTGGGCATGGAGCAGGAAAGGGACGGCACGGTTTCCTGAACAGGTTCGCCCGTTCGATGTTTGAGTCGGGCTACACTCGCACCGATGTCATCTCGTGGACTAAAGACTTAGATTCGCGCTTAGGACAATGGTGGGATGATGGCCCAAAGTTCGCAGGCAGACACGACTGCGAAAGGCAAATCGACCGGCTCGTCACCGACGCCCAACAGCGGGCAACAGTCTCCCAATGAGTTCTCATTCGTTGTCCCCGGCAGACCACAGCCCAAGGGTCGTCCCCGAATGTCGCGCAAAGGTCGCGTTTACACTCCGAAGGAAACCGTCGAAGCGGAGAAAGCATACGCTCAAGCGGTTGGCGATGACCCGCCCGTCTTTCACGGGCCGGTCACGGTGGAGATGACGTTTTGCGAGGAAGCAACATACGTCACTGTCCGCTCCTTGACGCAATGGCAGACACCGTTACGTGGGGATTTGGACAACTACATCAAACTGTGCCTAGATGGGTGCCAACGTGCGGGCGTTATCCCCAACGACAGGCTTGTGGTTCAACTGAAAGCGAGCAAAGAATGATCCTCGTAGAACTACACCCTTGGGAATACGAGTGGGCACTCCATGTAGGCGCCCGCAGGTACATAGAAAACTGGGGTAAAGCGGACGCTGCGTACTACGACAAGAAACGCATGGAGGATGACCGCACCGCGCAAGCCGCCGCTTGCGTGGGGGAACTAGCGGTTGCCAAACTCACGAACCAGTTCTGGTCTGGTCATGTGTGGCCTAAGAACAAGCACGAAGAGTTCAAAGGCATGGCCGATGTCGGCCACAACATTGAGGTCAGGCGTGTGCGCACAAGCAGCAGCGCTGCGGTGCGCCGCAAACAACTAGGCAAAGGTTTAGTTCTCTTCGTGGTCAGGCCCGTCGCCCCAGAGTTCCGGGCCGTAGAAATCTTAGGGTGGATCGACCATGACGAGGCATGGGAGAAAGGCGAACCATCCGGTTACGACGCCGAAGGGACCAGAGTCATCGCAGAGGATTTCCTGAACCCACCCATGACGTATGCTGGGGAGGATGGCGAAGAAAGAATTCCCGTTTGACCCCCTTCGGGCTAGCCGATTGGTCGGTAGACCGTCCACCCGAAGCCAAGAGTTATCTCAAACAGAAGCACGAACGGCGCCCGACACCCTTATACAAGCACTCCAACAGGCTAGTCCGCACAGCGAACCGCGCATTTCCAAGGAAGAACGTGCTGACCTACAGGCCGTGGTCCTTGACGCAATCGAAACCCTTGAGCCGTGGGAGCATTGGCTTCTAAACGCTCTTCTCTTTGAGCGCATGAGCCTGCGCCAAGTAGAGCATGTGCTAGGAATACCCAAGACCACCGTCGCCCGTAAGCGCGACCGCATCTTGAACAAACTTAAACACGAACTATCTGTTCATCCTCTAGTAAGGGAGTACTTGCACGATGATCGATCCAGAGATTAGACCCCTATCGTGGGAGGCTGCCGCCTCCCTGTGTGCCGGTCAGATAGACAGCACCCATGCTGACTTCAGCGCTGCGCACCCTGCGTTCCAAGCGAAAAGGGACCACATGGAATGGTTGGCTTTGCTGCGCGAAGAGTTCGATTACCTTGAAGGCGAATGGTACGGACGCAAG